CCTTTAATATTTAGAATTATTAATGAAATAAATGAAAGAGATTTAGCATCTATGAATCCTACAGAACTTAAAGGAATCTTAGATATTTGTTATAAGATAATTAGCCAGATTTATGGTTTAGGACAACCTCAAGTAACAGTAAATCATATAGAACAACCACAGATAAGGTTTAAATGGGATTGGGAGCAGGATGATGAGCCAGATTATTGAGGCTACTCCACCTGATCTACATTCTGGACAAATAGAATTAATTAAAGCTCTTGATGAAAATAGATTTGTTATTGCAGTATGTGGCAGGAGATGGGGTAAAAGTACAGCTTCATTAGTTGCTGCTGCAGATCAGGCTATGAAAGGTTTAAAGGTATGGGTTATCTTTCCTGTATATCCACAAGCACTTGAAGCATGGTTAAATATAAAATCTTTAGTTAGACAGTTACCAGAGGGCTATGCAGAAACAAGAGAAGTAGAAAAAAGAGTTGTATTGCAAAATGGTGGCTCTATACAGATTAAATCAGCTAACAAGCCTGAATCATTAAGAGGTGCAGGTGGTATATCTCTTATTATCTTTGATGAGGCAGCTTATATGGAAAAAGAGACTTGGGAGACAGTTAGACCTATACTTAGTGATAGTTTAGGCAAAGCATTGTTTATATCTACTCCTAATGGTATGAATTGGTTTTATGAACTTTATGACAATGCAAAAAGGAGAGATGATTGGAAAGTATTGCACTATGCAACTGAATCTAATCCTAATATAAACAAAGATGAATTATCACAAGCTAGAGAGGAACTTGGATCTCTTGTTTATAGTCAAGAGTTCTTAGCAGAATTTACTGAAGTTGGACACATGTTTAAAAGAGAATGGTTTAAGTATTATGATGTTATTGCAGGAGATGATCCAGAATATATCTTAGGAGATGAAGTAGTAAAGCATAGTGAGTTATCTATCTTTGGCACTATGGATACAGCACTAAGTATTAAGGAGACTGCTGATTACTCAGTAATAATGGCTATTGGAACAACTCCTAGTGGTAAGCTATTAATAATGGATGTATTTAGAGCCAGATTAGAAGCTCCTGATCTACTCCCAAAGATAGAATCAATGATAAGTAAATACAACATGGCTTGGATGGGAGTTGAGGATGCTTCTTTTGGTTTAGGTATAATTCAGATGGCTAGGAGGCAGGGTTTGCCAATAAAGAACTTAAAGGCAGACAAATCAAAAACTGCTAGAGCTGTTCCTGCTGCTGCAGGAGTAGAAAATGGCTCTATATGGTTTTTGAAAAATGCTAAATGGCTTGTAGAATTTGAAAGAGAATTAACTAGCTTTCCATCCTCTGGATCTCATGATGATATGGTGGATGCCTTAGCTTATGCAGCTAGGTTTGGAATAGTTAGAAAGACAAATTGGAGTGTAACCTAATTGGGTATAGCAGATAATATTAGAGGTTTCTTTAGCAGTCAAGAAGTCAATACAGAGAAAAAAACATATAATAATTTTCCAACATCACAAATAGTTTTTCCATTTAATGCAGATGCAGGATATTTTAGTGGAGTAAATCAGATGAGCCCAGAGGGTAACTCTGCTGCATTAGCTTGTTTAAATGTTTTAGGTACTGCATTTAGTGAGCCACCATTAAAAGTTTATTTAAAGAATGAAAGTGGAGATGAATATATTTATAATCATCCTGCTCAATTGTTATTAGATAATCCTAATCCAAACATGACTTCAACATTGATGAACAACTACATTGTTACTTCTATTGCTGTATCTGGAGATGCTTTCTTATTAAAACTAAGGAATGATGCAGGACAAGTAGTTCAGTTAATTCCATTGTTACCAGAGATGGTAGAAGTTAAAGGCAATAATGAACAGCTTATAACTAAGTATCAATATAAACAAAAAGGCAACACATTAGAGATAATGCCTAAGGATATGATACATCTTAGAGAGAGAATAGATCCTAGAAACCACAGGAGAGGATTATCTCCACTTAGAGCAGTAATGGTTGAAATATTAGGAGATGCAGCAGCTTCTCAGATGGGTGCAGCTTTAGTTAAAAATACAGGTGTTCCTAGTGTTGTTATATCTCCAAAGAATGACTTATCAATGACAAGTGATGAAGCAGAGAATATTGCAGAAGTATTTGGTAGGAGATTTGGAGGAGAGAATAGAGGCAGACCATTAGTTATATCTGGTGGAGAAGTTGATATCAAAACTCTTTCTTTTTCTCCTAAAGATTTAGAGATAGGGAAACTTAGATATATTAATGAGGAGAGAATATCTGCTGTGCTTGGTGTTCCTGCAATCTTAGCAGGACTTGGTGCAGGACTAGAGAGAGCAACATACTCTAATGCAAAAGAGTTAAGAGAGTTCTTTACTGAACAAAAACTAATTCCTATGTGGAATCACTTTGCTAATGAATTTACTAAACAATTATTATTACAAGACTTTGAGGATAATACAGATTACTGCTTTAAGTATGATATCTCAGATGTAAGAGCTTTATCACAAGATGAGGATGCAACTATGCAGAGAATAGTTACAGGATTTAATGCAGGGTTTGTAACTGTTAATGAAGCAAGACAAGCTAATCAATTACCTCCTTTAGATAATGGAGATTACTTTGTAAGAGATATGACTATTGCAGAAGTACCTGTAGATGGCTCAGAAGTAACTATGTATCATGGCACAGAGTTTGCTCAATCTAATTTAGTTGAGGAAAAAGAATTAACTGCTGTAGATACAGTTGCAAAGATGATACAAGAACAAGATGGACAATATTGTGTTCTTAGTGAGGATGGAAGTAGATCTTTTGGTTGTTATGACACTAGACAAGAAGCTGAGGAGAGATTAGCTCAAATAGAACAATATGCTGATGATGATAAGTATGGAAAGCCTAAGAAGCCAAAGAAGCCTAAAAAGCCTAAAAAGCCTAAAAAAGATAATAAAGCTGTAGAGAATGTTCCAGATTATATACAAAAGAATGCTCAAAGAGGTTTAGATTTACTTGAATATGCAGGATCTGGATTAACAGATAAAACTAAGAGAGAAGCCAGAGATATGGCTAATGGCAAGATTTCAGATAATAAAGTTGTAAGAATGGCAGCTTGGTTTGCTAGGCATGAGGGAGATTTAGATTCAGATAAAGCTAATGATTATCTTAATGGAGATAGTGATAGACCAACAGCAGGGCAGGTAGCTTGGTTGTTATGGGGTGGAGATATCTCTAAGAGTAACAAGATGAGAGCTTTTAATTGGGCTACAAAAGAAGCAGAGAAAGTAAAAGAGGAAAAATCATCATATCCATTATTTGGATGGCAAGAGCCAACAGTTAAATTCTTAGGATTACCTACAGTTAAACATTACAGAACAGAGATAGAAAAGAAAGAACTCTGGGAGGCAATTAATGGCTTAGAGGATGTATGGATGGACTATATGTCTAATGTATATGCAAAAGAATTAAACAGACAAAAGAGAGGTTTAACTAAAGTTGCTAAAGGGAGTCATGACTTAGATACTTTAGAAACTAATGTAGATATATTTTTAAGTGGCTCAAAGTTTGATAAAGAACTATTACCTCTGTTTTATTCTCTTGGGGATGATATGTCAGTTAGAACTTGGGATAATCTCTTTCCTGCTCAAGATAACTTCAAAGCAGCAGATCCTATTGATTTAGATGTAACAATACCAGAGGAACAAGCAGTAAGAACTGTGTTTGGTGCATTAGCAGCAGATCAAGTTATAGATGCAACTTCAGTTAAAAAGATTATAGAGGGTGGCTTTTATAGAGGACAAAGAGAAGTGCCACCTGCTGTTAAGTCTTTATTTCAAGATGGACAAGCAGCAAGTTTTGTACAAGAAAATGCTAAAAAGGTTATGAATGACTTAAATGCAACTACAAAGAAAAGAGTTGCAACTCAGATAGAGAAAACAATTAAAGAGTTTGAAGCATTAGGAATAGTTAATCCTGTTGCAGGTACTACAGAGGGAGATAAATTCTTTAATGAGTTAGCTAAGAGAATTAATACTGTTCTTGGAGGACAGAGCTTAGGTAGAGCTAAGAATATAGCTAGAACAGAAGTTGGTAAAGTTTCATCTTGGAGTCAGCAAAGAGCTGCAAAAGCTACAGGTAAAACATTAGAAAAAGAGTGGGTGTCTAGGAGAGATGGAGTTGTTAGAGAAGCACATTTTGAGCTAGACAATCAAAGAGTTCCTCTGAACAGTTTTTATCTGTATAATGGAATTAAGTTGGATGCTCCTAGAGATCCAAATGCTCCAATTAGTTTGATTGCTAATTGTAGATGTACAGAAGCATATATTGAGGTTATAGATGAGTGAAGTAAAAAGAC